CATTGATGGGGCAAAAGAAGTGCTCAAAAATAAGGCAATATTGATTGCCAGCAAATCAATTTCTTCAAAAGAAGAGATGATTGAAGACACTGACCCGCTTTCGGTTTGGGTGGATGAGAATTTGGAATTAGCAGGGGTGGAAAATTCGGAGTTGGGTCGCTCGCTTTATGAGCACTACAAGGAATGTATGCGCGAGGATAACAACAAGCCTTTGACTAGAATTAGCTTTTGCCGGGAGCTTAAGAAAATGGTGCGTCAAAGATACTCAAAAATGAACGGCGGACGCGTCCCAGCGGAACTCGAAAAAGAAGAGAGATCCGGGAAAGAGCGCCGCATCATTGGAGTAAAATTTTCTGATGCAAAGCGAAAACTATATGCTGTGCCTAGCCATTTGTAGGTTTTATCTGGGTTCTGGGGCATCTGGGGAGGGTATCTGGGGATGCCTAAGTATTTGATTTTATTATATAATATCTATTTATCCCAGATCCCCCAGATAAATATATATAAAATATATATAATAATATAATACATAAAAGTATAGGGAGTAGGAAACGGCATCTGGATCTGGGGATCCGGGAAAGCCTTGAAAATGAAGGAGTGAAAATGAAACAAAAAACAACGTCGTCCTGTGGGCGAGAATTGGCTGAATTTTTTATTGCGAGAAGCGAAGATCAAAACGACCGGTACTGGACCGAGCAGGAAATATGCACCATGTTTGGGCTCAATGCGTTATTTTCAAAAGACAAGCAAAAGCTCATGCAAATGATCAAAGTGGCAAGGGACCATCTATACACGCATGGCTTTATACTCGCCAATAGGCGCACCAAGGGGTGGAAAGTGGCGGTCCTATATGAAGCGGTGGATGAAAAAGAAAAGGCCTGTAATCGAGTTTTAAAGCAAATTGTAGGCATTCAGAAAAGGCATCTAAACAAGAAGCTAAGCATCATTGACGTTTTATCTGACCCATCAAGGGCTTTACAGCATGAGGCTGTAGTGGAGTTTGCGGATAAGTTGCAGCAATCAATTGATGATCTTAATGAAATATTAAGCAAAAGCCCATACAGGGATTCTGCAAAAGCTGAGCTGATAGATCCGAATGAAAAGTTACTTTAAGACTTCAAACTGCCCAGCTTGCATTTTTGGTTGCTGGGAAATAACCTTCGGGCAATATAAGGGAAAAATTATTCCGGACACTCCGCTCGAGTATCAAAAGTGGCTAATAAGAAACGGCTATGCATTTTTAACATTACAGGAGCTGTGGCACCACAATGGTCATAAGCCAGAAGAACATCCTGATGCTGTGCTGCAAAGGTTGACAAGTGGCTAACGCTAACTTGCTGTGGTCGGATGCTCGATTGGATCAAAAACCTTTTCAAACTTCCTGCGGCCAAACCGCCAGAAAAACCAACACCCATTTCGCCTAAGCCAGCGCGCTCACACGCACTCGTGGTTGGCACACTGATCAAAGTGGCGGAAAAGTTCGTCGGTGAAAAAGAAACTAAAGGCAAAAACCGCTCACCTCTCATTGACCAAATTATCACAGACCAAGGCGGAACCCTCGGCTCACCATACTGCATGTATGGAATGCAACACGTGATTAAACTTACCTGCTCAGCTCTTGGTGTTAAAAACCCAATGCCTAAGGGTGGCGGAACGCAATCCGTATGGTCAAAAATCCCATGGCTTTATAAATCCAAAGCAGAGCCAATGGTCGGCGATCTTATTTTCTTTCAATCACGCTCTGATAAATCACGTGGCCACGTCGGTCTTGTGGTGGATCTGCTACCAAAAGAACGCCTGCTTTGCATTGAATGGAATACAAATGCAAAAGGCGTTCGAGATGGAGAGGGCGTATGGAGAAAAGAACGAGCTCTAAAAGGCAACGCCACGCTCGCCGTCCTTGGCTTTGTCGATGTCGCACAAATGATCCTTGACGCAAATAAAGACTAGCTCCCGAGCGGATTTCCAGCCCACGGGAGCCATTTAAAAAGTGCGAACGCACTACTAGCTAGCAATGCCTATTATCACAGCAATAAAGATCAAATATTGCAATTTTATGCTCAAAAATCAGGACCAAAGTTGATTTAAAACTTGACTTTGAAATCATTTCAATGCGCGATGAACGTAACTCTCTGTGGGGGTAGCCAGTGGCTAAAATAAAAGCGGATCAAATCGAGCAAGTCTCGGTGTCTGAATTAATTAATCATCCTAAAAACATGAACATCCATAGCGACGACCAAATAAATCGGCTCGTAAAGCTTATTGAATATCAAGGCTTCAGAAACCCACTAGTAGTTCAAAAAGGTACAAACCTTGTCGTGGCCGGAAACGGCAGACTTATGGCCGCCAGAAAAATGGGCATGGAAAAAGTGCCAGTGACTTATCAAGAGTTTGATTCTGAAGCGCAGCTTTATGCCTACATGACTTCGGACAATGCGATTGCATCTTGGGCCGAGTTGGATTTGAGCGCGATAAATTCAGAGATATTAGATTTTGGATCTGATTTTGACAATGAACTTTTGGGTATTAAAAACTTCAACATCGAAACTTTTAAAGAAATTGAAAACACATCAGAAGAATTAAACTTAAATGACTTTGATAACTTCGAGCACGAGTGCCCTAAGTGTGGATTTGAATGGAATGACAATGGCACCACAACTTAGAACTGGGCCCTGGCTTTTGTCTGATTTAAAAGACGTGCCAAAGAATGGTAAAAAAGTTTTCTCATGCTTCCATTGTGGCGGTGGTAGCACAATGGGATATAAACTTTCTGGCTACGAAGTTTTGGGCGGCGTTGAAATAGATCCTGAAATGATGAAGATTTATAGAGAAAATCACAACCCAAAGCATAGTTTTCTTATGGGCGTTGAGCAATTCAACAAGTTACCACTGGAAAAGATACCTGAAGAATTGTTTGATCTAGATATTCTTGATGGATCTCCGCCTTGCTCTAGCTTTTCAATGTCAGGGTCTAGAGAAAAAGCATGGGGTGAGAAAAAGAAGTTTAGAGAAGGACAAGCAGACCAAATTTTAGATGATTTGTTTTTTCACTTCATAGAGACGACGAGGATTTTACAACCAAAAATTGTTATTGCTGAAAACGTAAAAGGGCTAATCATGGGAAAAGCACGCGGATATGTAAAGCAGATCAACAACATGTTTAATCATGCTGGCTACGACACACAGCTATTTCTGTTAAATGCTGCGTTCATGGGTGTTCCGCAAAGACGTGAGCGAACGTTTTTTGTGGCGACAAGAAAAGATATTCCAAGGAAATTTAAGTTTAATTTCAATGAAAAAACTATTAGCGTAAAAGATTGTTTAGTTGGTCTTGAAAAACAAAATGGTACAAGATTGACCGATGTTACAAAAGCACTATGGGACAAAACATTGCCAGGTGATTCACTTTCAAAAGCCCACCCGAAAGGACATAGATTTAACGCGATAAAGTGTGATCCTAACAGCCCAGCCAATACTTTATCTGCAGGGGCAGATGCAAACCCAATGCATTGGCATGAGCCAAGAAGATTTTCAACACTTGAAAACGCAAGAATACAAACTTTTCCGGATGATTACAAATTTGGCAAGTTCAAAGATAACTACGTCTGCGGTATGTCCGTCCCGCCATTTATGATGCAAAGGGTGGCCACAGCAATCGGTGAACAAATGGGGTGGTACAATGGCCAGACCTAAAAAGCCAATCGACCGCGAGGCGTTTGAAAAATTATGTGCTTTGGCGTGTACGCTTTGCGAGATTGCAGGCTTCTTTGACTGCTCAGAAGACCACATAGAAAACTGGTGCAAAAGAGAATATAAAAAGCGTTTTTCGGAGATTTCCAGACTAAAAAGGGGAAATGGAAACATTTCTCTAAGAAGAAAGCAAAGAGAAGTGGCAATGTCTGGAAGTGTTCCGATGCTTATTTTTTTAGGAAAGAATCTACTTGGTCAATCTGATAAGCAAGAGGTCGAGCATAATATTTCTGCTATCAAAATCGACAAAGAGGACGAAAAGCTATGAGCGAGATTTGGCGCGCAATACCTGGATATGAAGGCAAATACGAGGCGAGTAGTCTTGGCAGGATTAAGAGCTTGAAAAGAACTGTAGATAGAGGCGAAAAAGGAATAACAACTTACCAAGAAAAAATATTAAAAGAATCAACAGATCGATGTGGTTACAAAAGGGTTGGTCTTTATGCTAAACCAAGGGCTGCCACAAAAAGAGTCCACAGGTTGGTAGCTTTTGCTTTTTTAAAATATCCAATGACAAGAAAAGAACAAGTAAATCACATTGATGGAAACAAGCTAAATAATAATATTTCAAACCTTGAGATTTGCGACAATTCATACAATCAAAAACATGCTTTTAGACTTGGTCTAAATAAAAGAGAAAAAGGCGAAAAATCTCCAAGAGCAGTTTTAAAAGATTCAGATGTTCTTCACATAAGAGACGAATTTGATCGACTCAGAGATAAAATTGGAACAAAAAGAGCGACAAAAACAATTTCTAAAGGATATGGGATTGCGCAAGGGTTGGTTGCTGGAATAGTTTATAAAACTCTGTGGAAGCATGTCTGAGTTCAAAAAGACAGATGCTCAAAAACAAGCAATAAAAATTCTAGCTGGATCGGCTAAGCACGTCGCCCTTTCGGGGGGAAGTCGATCAGGTAAGAGCTTTATTTTAATGTATGCAATGATAGTAAGAGCCGCTAAAGAAAAATCAAGACATTGCATTTTAAGGCTTAATTTCAATCACGTTAAAAGATCAATTGTGCTGGAAACATTTCCGAAGGTTATGAGTCTTTGTTTTCCAGATTTAAAATATGAATTAAATAAGACAGACTACATAGCAACTTTCCCAAACGGATCTCAAATATTTTTTGCAGGACTAGATACTGGAGAGAGAGTTGAGAAAATTTTAGGCTCTGAATTCACAGGCATTTGGCTAAACGAAATATCACAAATACCATACACAAGCGCACAGATTGCTCTTACTCGTTTGGCTGAGAAAAATGGATTGTCAAAAAAAGTTTATTACGACATGAACCCAACGACAAAAAGCCATTGGTCTTACTCGTTGTTCGTAAAAAAATTAGATCCAATAGATAATGAGCCAGTAAAAAATCCAGAAGATTACGAATATTTTCAAATGAATCCATCACAGAATTTAGAAAATATTGATGCAGATTATTTGAGAATGCTTGAGTCTATGCCAGAGAAAGAAAGGCTTAGATTTTTGCACGGAGAGTTTGGCGACGAGTCTCAAGGTCAGGTTTATTATTCTTTCAGAAGAGAAGAGCATGTAAAAGAGTTCGAAAGATTTCCTGGAACCATTTGGGGAGGCGAAGATTTTAATATTCAACCCGGAACAGCAGTATTTGGGCAGTTTGTTGATAATATTTTTTGGATTTTCGATGAAGTGTTTTTAGAAAACAGCGATACATATAAAATGGCAGATGAATTCAAGAGGAGAGGTTACGGTGGAGCGAGAATTTGCCCTGATTCGACGGGCCGTGCTAGAAAAACATCAGGACAATCTGATTTTGAAATTCTTAAGAATGCTGGATTTCACATTGAAAATACGCACAACCCTTTAGTTTTCGACAGGTGCAATAATGTGAACAGATTGTTTCAGGAAAATAGAATTGTGATTCATCCTCGATGTAGAAAATTAATAAACGATCTAGAGAAGGTTTCGTGGAAAGACGGCAAGCTAGACCAGTCTGGAGCAAATAAGATGTTGACGCACGTAAGCGATTCATTGTGTTATTTACTTTGGAAACTCGAACCGTTCACAAAACCTAAAGAACAAAGGACGATCCAGCTATGAGTCTACGGAATGACGTTAGCTTCCTAATCGAAGCTGCAAAAAAGCATGGCAAGTTACTAGAGCATAACAATGTTTTATTTAATATTTTCGAAGGCGACTTGCTCACGTATGTGCAAAATGATTTGAAAGAGCAGCTATCTCCGAAGTCATATGCTGTAGCAAAAAATAGAATCGTGCCGATTAATATTTTAAGAAAAATTATCGACAAGCAATCTACGATTTACGGCTCTCAAGTAGTGAGAGAAATTGAAGAAGGAACCGAAGCAGATGCAGAGTTGCTCTCGTGGTACGAAGGCGAGATGCGAGCAAACTTTAAGATGAATCAATCTAACGAGGCCTTGAATTTATACAAGAACACATTGATTCAGCCTTATGTTTTTAAAGGAAAACCTGCTTTAAGATTTATCCCTTCAGATAGGTTTGTTGCGATTTCAAATGATCCTGTTAATCCGACTAAGCCTACTCACTATGTAATCTTAGATGGAAAGACAAAAGACGGAAAACAGATTTACAGCATTTACTCTGAGACAGAGTGGGTGATTGTTGACGAAGATAAAAATGTTTTAATCGACCGCATGATCGCTCTCGATAATCCAGAAGGCGTAAATGTTTTTGGTCGCTTGCCTTTTGTCTATGCGAATTTATCAGAGAATCTCATCATGCCACTGGCAGATGAAGACACGCTGAAGATGACTAAGATTATTCCTATTTTGTTATCTGACCTAAACTACGCGGTAATGTTTCAGGCTTTCAGCGTGATGTACGGGGTGGATCTAGATGAAAAGAATCTAGAGATGAACCCGAACGCTTTCTGGAGCTTTAAATCAGATCCGAATAATCCGACCGCTCGCCCTGAGGTTGGTGTAATTAAACCACAAGTTGAAATTGATGCTGTGTTAAATCTAATCACAGCAGAGCTAAATATGTGGTTAGAATCTAAGGGTTTAATCGCAAGCACCGCTATGAATACCAACGGGCAGAATGCAATCTCTGGATTCAGTAAAGCACTCGACCACATTGATGCTTCTTCTCAACGCGAGAAGCAGGTAGAGATTTTCAAGGCAATAGAAAAAGAGCTATGGGATCTTATCATGCACACCATGCACCCTTATTGGGTTAGCAAAATGCAGATCGAGCAATCCGCGCAATTTTCGCCCACTGCTCAAGTATGTGTAGAGTTTAAAGATCCAACTCCGCTCATGGATCGAAGCCAGCTCGTAGCTGATTTAAAGATTGAGCTAGAGGCAGGATTTATTTCAAAAAAAGCTGCGATCAAAAAACTATACCCAGAGATGAGCGCAGAAGAGATTGACGAATTCTTAGCAGAGATTGACGAAGAAAGAACGATTGAAGTAGAGGATCCAGAAGATGCCGAAGGTGACTCAAGCATGGTTCAGCTTACCCAATAAATACGACGACGACGTTGCGGAAGAAATCGCGCAAGACATAATCGATTTCATTCGCAGGCGCTCGGAAGAAGGTCTAGGCATTAAGCCAGGCAAGTATGGCGTGGTTTCATCTAAGGATGAAAAAGAGTTTGAAAAATACTCTGAAAGCTACGAAAAAAGCCTGGACTTTAAGATAGCCGGCAAGAGTAAAAATGTAGACTTAACTCTTTCCGGCGATATGCTTGCGAGTATCGAGTTTGACAAGATCAAACAAAAGCGAAGTGCCACTGAGATTCTAATCGGCGTATTCGACGATGATGTTGTGGGCCGAGCCGAAGGAAACATCCTTGGCACCTACGGGGATCTGGACCGAAAGAATAAGAACAAGATTGCTAGGAATTTCTTAGGCATTACTGAAGACGACTTAGCTAAAATCCTGAGGAAGTATGAATAGACTTTCTATAAGCCTAAACAGAGTAAAAGCTAAGTTAAAAAAGGATCTTGAGGATTCTTTAAACTCTAGGCGCATGAAAGAGTTAGGCGAGTTTTTAGTAGATAGAATTAGAATAAGAACAAGGCTTGGCTATGGCGTTTCCGGAGATGGGAAGCCAAGAAGAAAACTAAAGCCACTGGCTCCGCTATCAAAAGAAATAAGAAAAGATTATAGAAAAATGGGTGAGCTTTCAGATTTAACTACGGCAAATAAGTCGAATTTAACTTTTACTGGCCAAATGCTTGATAATCTCGTTGTTACGGCTGTTTCTGCAAAAAAGTTCACAATAGACATTGTAGGCTTTAGAAGGCCTCCAAAGGTTTTAGAAAAGAAAAAGCGAGGAAAAAAGAACAAGCAGACGTTGGCGCAAAAAGTAATAGGAGCAGGAAAGAAAGCAGTTGAGTCGAACGCAATTTACAATAGGCTTAGAAAAAGCCACGGAGACGAGCTGCGTACAAACAAAGAAGTGGCACAGAAAGTCACAGACGAAGGTCGGCCTTTTATGTACTTGACCGACAAGGACTATAAGGCTGTGATTAATTTCATCCGTGATGGATTTAAGTCGATCTTAAAAAAGAGATTGACGCGTTAGTAAACAATAAAGGAGTATTTTAGATGTCAGATCAGGAAAAGGTTGTCAGTGACGACCCAAAGATGAGCGCCAGTGGCGACGATATTGATTCCAGCAAAGCCGACTCGGTTTCTTACGAGACGCATAGAAAACTTTTAGGTGAGAAGAAAAAGCTTCAAGCAGAGTTTGAAAAGCTTAATTCGAAACTAAAAGAAGTAGAAAATGCGGACAAAGAGAGAACCGAAAAAGAGCTAAGAGAAAAAGAAGATTACAAAAAGCTTCTAGAGCTAAAGGATAAAGAGCTACAGGAAAAGTCAAAGACCTTGCAAGAGATCGAGACTCAGCGTGTGGACTCATTAAAACTTAGTTCGATTTTGAAATCTCTAGGCGGCGAAGTTGACAATAAATATTGGATTCATTTTGACCTTGATAAAGTAGTGATCGACCCAGCAACAAAACAAGTTGATGCTTTGTCGGTAACTAAGGTTGTGGATGAGTTTAAAAAAACCTATCCTGAAATCATCAAGACTCCTGACAAAAAAACTATGCCTAACAATTTTCCCGCTGGCGGATCTGCAACAATTACTTACGATGAGTGGTTGAAGCTTCCGACGAAGGAAATGAAAAATAGGCTTAAAGACGTAATCAACCAATAAAGGAGTTATTAAATGGCAGTCACCGACTTAGCGAGTGTTTCGAATCAAATCCAAAAATTTTGGTCCCCGCTTTTTATGCGCGAGCTTAGAGAGCAATTGCTTTTAGGTGCTCTTGTAAATAAAGAGTACGATGGTCAAATTAAATCACAAGGTGATACTGTTTATGTATCACAAATCAATGCGCCAACTGGTCAGTTGTTGACTGTTGGAACTAACGCAGATTCTTTTAACTCTGAAGAAGTAAGCATGACTCGCGTTGCGATTCAGGCGAACAAGCGCGCAGTCGCAGCTTTCGAGATTCAAGACCTTGCAAACCTTCAATCACAACTTGAAGCGCAAGACTCTGAGCTTCGCACGTCTTTGTTGTTTGCTATCAATAAGCAAATCAACAACTACTTGTACTCTCTCGTGTCACCTTCAACTTCTGCTCCAGATCATTTATTGTCTGGCATCACAGACATGAATGCTTCTCAAGTAAACGCTACTCGCAGACTTGCTTCTGCAGCAAAATGGGGCCGTGAAAAAGGTTGGTACATGCTTGTTGATCCTAGCTATATGTCTGACATTTTGAACGCAGCTACTTTGACTTCTAGCGATTACGGCGCATCTGATGCTCCAATCATTGGCGGTCAAGTTGCTCTGAAACGCTTCGGATTCAACATCCTTGAAGATAACTCAGACGGCATCTTGCAATTGTCTCCTGCTGCTGCGGGTGCGGATTGCGCGTTGGCTTTCCACCCTGACTTCATGCACATGGTTATGCAGACGCAGCCTACGTTCCAACTTTCTTCTTTGCACTCTCAGAAGAAATTCGGTTACGTATTGTCTGTTGACATTGTTTTCGGAGCGGGACTTGGTATCGCAGGAAACAAAAAACATATCCAAACTTACGCAACATAAGGATTACGATGCTTAAAGATGATATTCAGGTCCATCAATTCGATTCACTAAATCCTTATGGGAATATAGTGGCATTGACCGCTAACTCACCGGACGAGTTAGCGGAAGCCTTAAGTAAAATTAAAGATCCAATTAAAATCTTGGGCTTTAATGCTTACGGCAATAGACAGGTCTGTTATATCTCTGCGGCTGGCCTTAAGATTAAAAAAGTAAAAAAACAAAAGGAGATTTAAATGGCAGCTTTAGCTGATAGAAAATATGTTGGTGCGCAATTCCAAAATGATATGGAAATTGTGCGAGTTACTTACGACTTCGCAGAAGACACTGGCGCTCAGGCGGACTTAGATGTGCTTGAAGCCACTGGGAATTGCGTTGTTAAATTGTTGCACGCTCACGTAAAAACAGCGGTCACTTCTGGTGGCTCTCTTGTTTTAGACTTGGGTAAGGCAGCAGGAGGAACAGAGTTCTGGTCAAATAAAGCAGTTGCTGCTTTGACTTTGGATTCTATGCACGCTGTTGATGCAATCGCTGGCACTGCTGGCGTTGAGCTTGAGGCTGGCGAGAAAATTGTACTCGGCATTGAAGTTGCCGATGCAACTGCTGGTAAAGTTGAAATGGTTTTCGCTGTAATGGCGCGATAATTTTTAACGGGCGTGCATGGCTCCATACTTTGCGCGCCCGTTTTCTTTAAGGGGGTTTAATGCCAACAATAGATCCCGCTCTCTCCTCGGAGAGTTCATCTCAGTTAGAGAGATTAAAGTTCACAACAAACGCCGTCGGCGAAGTTGTTGTAAGAACCGAAAGTACAACCGCAGGCATTGGCGGAAGTGGTCTAGTAACAGTTGTCGCTTTAAATTCTTCCACTTGGACAGCTCTACCTTCGTCTCCGCTATCTGGCAGAAAAGCCTTAGCGATTCAAAACAGAAGTGGCATTGAGATAAAAATAAATTACTCAAGCGGTGTTTCTGGCTATGTTGGAATGGTAATTCCAGACGGAGGCGAGAGGTTTTATGACATCGGAGATATTGTTGTTTACGGAAAATCTGCGAGCGGAACGCCAGACGTGAACGTTGAGGAATTAGCATGAGTTCAATATCCGCTTCTTTACAGTCATCGAGCTTGGTATATGATAGAATTTTTTCTTGGCAGACCGTTACCATACCAATTTACACTCAATATATTGTCTGCTGCGATTTAGTTCTAGAAGGTAATCTTGTAATTGAAGGGACTTTGGTGATTTTTTAATGGCTAAAATTACTATAGCAAATCAAACAGAGCCAGCAACGCCATCGAGCGGAAATACATTTATATATGTAGATTCCGTGTCGAAAACAATTTACTCAAAAGACGATGCGGGCGTTGTTACAATTTACGGAACTGGCGGCGGAGGTGGATCTTTGGACGAAGCAAAGCGAGTTGATAACGTAGGTGATTCAGTTTGGTATCACGGGTGGGCTGCAATTGGCACGGCAACCTCTTCTGCTAGTTGGAAGATTTGTAAAGTAACTTTAACTGGCGATGATTCTGCTACAACGTGGGCTGACGGAAATACTAGCTATGATAATATTTGGGATAACCGCGCTTCTTTGAGTTACTCGTGAGGTTAGCGTGAACGAACAATTACAGGCAGAGATTGATAATTTAGAAGCAGTTAAAGCTGAGCTTCAAAGTTACATTGATATGATAAATGCTGGAATTGCAAATTTACAGGAGCAGATGAATGGCTGAACCAAGGTTTGCAGTCAGAGCTTCTGCATATAATGCATATAAATCTATCGGGGAAAAATACGGTACTGTTTTTGGAACAGTTAATATTACTGCATCTGGAAGTTACCTTGGCGGTTATTACTGGGACTTGTCAGACACATCAAACAATCAAGGCGTTTGCTATGGTGGAACAAGAAACACTCCTGCTACAAGACAGTTTTCCGTACTGCAAAGATTTGCTCCGACATATTCAGGCGCTCCCGCGGCAACTCGCGTGCTTTTGAATTGGACTGGCGGCGCTGGGAATCAAGGCTTATTTATGGAGCTTCGGCATAACGTAACCTCTGGAGCAATTCTTTTAACAATTAGAAACGCAGCAAATCAGTTATGTTTTAATGCCGCAAGTTTTGGTAACTGGACCACCAATGCGTCTGGAACTGAGTACGATTTTTTACTTCGCTGGGACGGAACCACTACGGCAAATGCTGCAAAACTTTATATTGATGGAAGTTTGCATGGGCAATTAACAGCATCCAATGCAATGGATTCTGGCATGGATGAAACGTGGTGGAAATCGATTTCGATTGGCCTTGGTTCAAATTCAGTTGTTGCAATTTCTGCAATGAATTTTGTCGAGTATTGCGTTTGGGACGAGTTAATTGATCCGACAAGTGTTGCACTTGTTGGCGGAACTGGCCAATTAAATGGAGAATCTCGTTCTGCATTTGTGGATGCGACACAATTAAACGTCCCGCCTGTAGACTCGCGGGGGAAGTGGACTAATCGATGAGACTTTTAAAGCAAAGTACACAAAGAGATATTTACGTTTTAATGACAGACTCCACAAACCCAAGGGCAGGTCTTGCTGGGCTTACGTTAACAATCGCCGCTGGAAAAAATGGAGCGAACGATTCATCTATTTCGCCAACTGTAACAGACAGAGGCGATGGAGTTTATGCGATTACTTTGACAACCTCTCACACTGATACCCTCGGTGACTTATGGCTACATATCACTGCAACAGGTGCAAATACGGAGGACGTGTTTTGCCAAGTCGTTACTGCTCTGCCCGGAGAAAATGACGCTGCAATTTTATCAGCACTGACAACGATTGACGATTTTTTAGATACAGAAATTGCAGCAATTAAAGCAAAAACAGATAATTTACCAACAGATCCCGCAGACGCTTCAGATGTTGCAGCAAGCGTTGCTGCGGTCAAGGCTGTTGGCTCGTCAATATTGGCGGTGCTGTAGTGCGTGTGCCCAGGTGGTTATCTAAGATTAATGAGTTTTTCTCACTTAGAATTTTAGGACTAATCACTTGGGATTTGCCTCGTAAAATATTTACTGGAAAGACATATAATTTAACATTTAAAGATTACTTACAGTTTAAAAGCATCACGGTTTATTCGCCTTATATTTTACTCACAAGAAAGCACTCGCATTTAACGACTTATTTTATTTCAATAGCAAACGCATTGCTCGGTCAGAAGCTTTCTTACTGGTCACACGCTGCAATCGTTCACGGTGAAGATGTCTATGAGGCGCTCGGTGATGGGGTGCAGGTGAATAGTCTTATGTATGCGATGAAGTCGGATGCTGCTGTCTTGCTTAGACCAAAGGGAATTTCTGAAATGGAGTGGTTCAATGTCATCACTGAGGCGCGTGATAATATTGGCAAGCCTTATGATACTGACTTTGATCTGGCAAATGATAATCGCTTATCTTGCATTGAGTTTGTGTGGGATGCTTTGTTGGAAGTGGTAGGCTATGAAGAAAAGTGGCCTGCTTTTAATAAAATGATAAAAGATCATGGTAATGTTACGCCACAAATGTTGTACGACTCTGGAGACTTTGAGATCGTATTGGAAGTGAGGAAGTAATGCTTGTAAATAATAGAATTATTTGGGAAGACGACGCGACTTTAAGAGACATTTCAAAGCAATTAAATGATGTGTTTGCAAACACTGTTACCTTTGCTTACGTGACTGCTGACGATTATCTTTATATCGGCTCAGAACTTCCGTTCAATCATAGATATTTCGACGTCGGTTCTACTCCTAATGCTGTGGCTGCAACAGTTTCAGTAAGCATCTGGGATGGTAACGCTTGGAACGCAGCAGTTGATGTGACTGATGAGACTGCAAGTGCTGCTGGTGCATCTTTAGCTCAAGACGGGATCATTCGCTGGGCTACAGATAGGTATAAAACATGGTGCATGGAGCAGTCTACGGAGGACATTCCGGCTCTTTCTACGCTTAAAATTTACAATAAATATTGGGTTCGTTTAAGCTGGAGCGCAACACTTACTGCTGGAACTATTTTAAATTATATTGGTCACAAGTTTTCAGATGACACTTCTTTAGGTGCTTATTACCCAGACCTTGTTCGCTCTGATATTATCGGCGCCTACGCTTCTGGGAAAACAAACTGGCACGAGCAACACGTTTTAGCCGCAGAAGAAGTGGTCTCTAATTTAGAAAAGCGAGACCATATCTGGACTCCAGATCAGATCATGAATCCAGAGGTTTTAGAGCGCGCAGCAATTCATAAATGTGCGGCAATTATCATGCGCGGTTTCGGTAACGACTATGCCCAGCTAAAGGCAAACGCAGAGGTAGACTTTAAGGCCGAGATGGATAGCATTTATGCTCAGTACGATTCGAACGAAAATGGTCATATGGACATTCAGGAAAAAGCTAGAATGGGTGGGCTTTACCGATGAGTGAAGTCTCGACCGTCTACGATGCAATGATAACAAGAATAGGGGCTGTGCTGACTGGGCATTTGCGTCTGTCTAACCCGTATAAAATAGAGGAAAACTCGGCGACTTTATTGCGCGTAGGGTACGGCGTAGGAATAGGTCCAGCGACAAACACGCGTAGACCTATGTCTGGATGCGCCTCTATTCAGAGGACATTCATTGTTAGTATCTCCAGAAGGTATGCTGCACTTGATTCTAGTGGTTCAGCGAAGGCCACGACTGAGAAACAAATCATGGATGATATGTTTCTTCTGATTAAAGATTTCAGCGAAAATACAAGTTTGACAAACGGCAACAGAGTTGTAGGATTTGATAGTGACAATGGCATAAATTATGTCGAGACGGAATCGGACAGATTTATGTACACAACAGCTAACTTTTCGATAGAATATTTTGAAAATTTAACTTGAAACTAAAAGGAGTTTAAATATGGCAGGGAATTCAGCCAACATTCGAGTAGAGCCGAGCATTGTGACGTTTGGCACTGACACTTATCAAGTGCAAACTGTTACAACAATTGCTGACGTTTCGTCTGCATTAAATAATAAATACTTTTTCTTATACGCTGCTGATGGTTCAAAATACTACGTCTGGATCGACGTGGCCAATGGTGGCTCGGCGCCCGCGCCCGCAGGATTCACAGCAATCGAAGTCGATATTTCTGCAAATGCGACCGCCGCCGCTGTGGCCACTGCTGTTGCTTCTGCGGTAGATGCTAGCGCAGACTTTGGCGCGACTGCTTCTGGTAACGTAGTTACAATCACAGACGCGAATCACGGTTATGCTCCAGAGGCTCATGATCCTTCTTCTGGCGGTTCTGGTTTTGCTTTTTCAACAACTACTCTTGGCGATAATGACGACGAACTCGGCTGTCTTGAGGGCGAAATTGAAATTGCTTTCTCACAAAGCACAGTTCCAGTTTCTTGCCACGAGTCTGGCGTTACTCCAGTTGTTGAATTCGTGAACGGCCTTGAAGAAGTCACTGTGACTTTGACAATGCTTGAGACTACTTTTGCTAAACTTAAAAAAGTATTAACAAAAACTCAAGGCTCTATGATCCCAGTTGGTTCTGCTGGAACTGAAGTTATTGGTATCGGTCAGGCGCGAGATTTTAAAAATCTTTTGACCTTCGCTGGCCAGTTAAATATTCACCCAAAACGATTGCTTTCTGCTGATAAGTCTTTGGACATCACCGCATGGAAAGCGATTCCAATTTTGGAAGGTTTAACTTTGTCTGGCGAAGCTCCAGTAACTTTGCCACTGACTTTTAAATGCTATCCAGATTCATCAAAATCAACTCGTGCAAACATTCTTTGCATCGGTGATTATTCTCAATCGGTAGTGGGCGGGTAATTAGATGGAGTTCTCTAAAAGTCAGCCAATAAAAGTTAAAATTTATGGTCAAGAGTATTCTGTTATTAAGCCAACTTTTGCGCTGACAAGAGACTTCACTAGAAAAATGAAGGACAAAAAAGAGGACGAAATTTATGAGGTAATGTGTGATTACCTCAACGGCCTTGGAGTTCCTAGAGAAGTTGTTGAGGGCATGGAGGCTGACCATGTTGTTAGCCTTTTTGAGTTCTTAACTCCAAAAAAAAGTTAGTAGATGATTTTGATTTCAAGTTAGCCAAAATTTGTTATTTTTACGGATGGTCCCTTAACGATGTTGAGGGGCTTGACGCAGAAGAGGTAGAAAAATACTGGCAACTTATCACAAGGATTGAGGCTCAGGAGATGCTTAAACAATTAACAATCCAAGATTGGCCAAACCTTAAGAAAGACAAAAGATCAGGTCTACATAGAAAACTTCATAGAGAAGCCTACCCTGTAACAGAAACAATAACGCTTGAAGATTATATTAAAAAAAGCGGTGGGGGTTTAGGTGTCTGATACAGTTGAAATTCCCGTAGAAGTCGTATTAGAAGACGGCTCGGTAAGAAGAGTTTTTGGTAAAGTTGAAAAAGAGGCTATAAGAGCAGCCAAAGTAGCAAGCAAAGAGATAAACAACGGCTTAGATTTTGATAATCTTAAAAAAAGTGCATTAAAATTTGCTGCTGGAATTGTTACAATTGGAACTGCGGTTGCTGTTTTCAAAAAAGCTTTTGATGAAGCTCGCGAGGGCGAAAGAGTTATCAACTCTTTTAACGCAGCTCTTTTTTCTACAGGAAATTTTACTAAAGCCGCATCTTCTAGTTTTATTGCATATTCAGAATCATTAGAAAAAACTCTTGGTATATCTAAGAGTGTCACTCTAGAGGGTGCAAAGCTTCTAGTAACAATAGGAAACTTAAGCGGACAAGGATTAGAAAGAGCAACAAAGGCTTCTTTAGACCTTGCCGCTGCTCTTGGTAAAGATGCGTCTACTGGATTTGAATTAATATCTAAGGCCGCTGCTGGCAATACTGAGATTCTTGGAAGATATGGAATTAAGTTAGATCAAAATATTCCAAAAAATGAAAGATTCGCAGCGACGTTAAAATTAATTGAATCTAGATTTGGCGGTCTTGCAGAGCAAAGTTCAAATACTTTAGACGGCGCACTTAGCAAGTTAAACATTCAGTTTGGAAATATTTTTGAAAATATTGGTCAGCTAATAACAAATTCACCAGTTATTAGAAAGGCTGTAGAGTTAGTTGCAAAAGGTTTTGAAGGTATTGCAGAAAACTTAAAAGGTTTAAGTCAGTTAGACTTCGACAAATTTGTAATAGGCGTTCTTAATTTCGCACGATCTGTTTCTGACTTAGCAATTCCTGCTATTGAAATTTTTATTAATGCAATTAAGTTTCTTGGAAATGCGTTTCAACAAGTATTTGATGGATTTGTTGGAATTGGAACAAAGATAGTCGCTTTTTTTGGAAAAATAGGCGGATCTTTAGGTTTAGTAAGTGCAGAAACTGTAGCATCTTTAACTGAGATTTCTTCTGCCGCAACACAGGTTTTGGCAGATCAAGAAAAGAAAACAGCAGATGCTTTTTCAAACATTTTAAATACAGATACCTCTACTGCAATAAACGAAAGAATTGCTTCTTTTACCGCAGAAGTTGCAAAAGCAACAGAGGCAGGAGTTAAGTTTAAAGATCAAGTTCCTAAAGGATTTGAGCAGGCAAAGACTGAAGGAATAAGTTTTGGCGAAGCCATGACTGGAGTGTTCGACGGATTTGAGGCTTCCGCTGAAGAAGCGACTAAAAACGCCGTTGCAAACTTTAAGGCAATAGGAAAAAGCATGCTCCAGGGAATAGGTCAGGCTGCTGGAAACGCTTTTTCATCATTTGGAAAAGCTTTAGCAAATGGAGAAAATGCGCTTGAGGCGTTCGGTCAGTCTTTGCTTCAATCTTTCGGGAACATATTAGTTCAAATGGGTTCTGGTTTTATATTTCAAGGTATTGCTCAAAACATCGCAGTACCTGGAAGCGGAGCCGCTCTTATATCTGCTGGTGCGGCGCTTGCTGCTTTCGGTGGTTTTCTTTCTGCTATATCTGGTCCACAGGCAACGGGTTCAAATAATTCAAGCGGTTCATCCTCTGATATTGGAGGTGGAGTAGCCACGTCTCCTGGACAAACAACAGAAATAGAAGAAACAGTTCAAGAGCAAAAGCCGAATATTCAAGTGGTAGTTCAAGGTAATATTCTCGACAGAAGAAGCTCAAGCTTAGAAATCGTCGATCTTTTACAAGAGGCGTTCGATACTCAAGGCGCGCGCGTGACGGGGTTAGCATGAGTTTAAGCACGTATTCTATTTTCTACTACGGCTTTGAGATCACAAGCGATAATCGTTACATAGATTTCGAAGAGGGATCGACAGAATACGCAGGGATTTTGCCGATTGGATCTTACACTCCAACGCAAATGGCTGTTTTGGTTGCAGAGGCAATGAATGATTTAGGGGCTTATACATATACATGCACGTTCAATCGAACCACTCGTGTTTTTACTATAGGCTCTTCAAGTGCGTTTAATTTATTGGGAGCCACTGGAGTAAACACTTCGCAGAGTGTTTTATCGACAATCGGCTTTTCTGCTTCTGATGTTTTGGCCACCACTTCGACAAGTGGATCTGCTGCTGGGAGCACATATTCTCCGCAATTAACATTGCAGGACCATGTGCCTACGCAAAATAATAAGCGCGCATTATCTGCTGTTGTAACAAAATCTGCAAGCGGAAACAAAGTGTCAGTGCAAAGCTTTGGGGAAGAAAGATTTCTAAAATGTAACATAAAATATATTACAGAAATCAGACAGCCTTCTGGAAAACTTTTAACAGACACTTCTGCGCTTACAAATGTGCGTGATTTTCTAGACCACTGTATAGAAAAAGGGCCTGTAGAATATATGGCAGACACTTCGGATAGGAGCACTTTCGAGAAGCTTGTTCTTGAGAGTACGCCACAAAGTTCTGATGGCACTTCCTACGAGCTAAAAGAGCTATACGACAAGGGGCTGCCAGGATATTTTGAGACTGGTATTTTAACTTTTAAAGTGATTACGGAGTAATCGTGAGCGTCGCAAACGGTAATTTAGCTAACCAAACCACATTCAATAACGCCTTCATGTCTCGCACGGGCGACACCTCTACAACTGGTGCAATCACGCAGTCGAACACTACTCAGAGCACGACAAAAGACACTGGTGCGATTGTTACAGAGGGCGGAGTTGGGATTGAGAAAAACTTAAACGTCGGCGGGACGATTAAAAATGCAGATACAACAACATCGACCACTAAGGATACTG